CTGAGATAATGAACCATTATCCCCATCAGGATTATCACTTAATAAAATACTATACGGAGAATATGTTGACGGTACAAAATTTGAATTATATGGAATATGTAACGGCTCACCTAAATAACCGTTATTAGTTATTTCCACCAAATCATTATAACCCCCAATAGGACCAAAATAATTACTTACATAAGCACTATCAATAAAAAATTCATTTACTAAATCTAAGGCAGTATCATCAGGTGAATATTCACCTTGATTTGAATTAACCGGTTGTGGAACTCCATTATAATCTATTGTTGTATTGTACCCTTCATTAGGCCCAAACTGATTTAATGGATAAAGTTGAGCAGCAAAAGTATCTTCCGCAATTAATTCATTTGGTGAATCAATTACATTAAACGCACTTAATACAGTTTCAGTGTCTAAATCCGATGATGATGGAGAATAAACACCAGTAACACCATATGGTGATAAGTTTTTACTTAATAAAGCGTTTCTAAACGATGATGTAGACGCAAATGATAATGGGCTATTTGGCATATTTTATTCTTTTATTATAAATAGGTACTCACCTATTTTTTAAAGTTATTTTTTATGATTAAGTCTAACACTATCACCCATTGTTTTAGTCATAGTTTGAGCTAAGTGTTCCTTAACACCTGTTTTACTTAATACTTCCATAAATTGATGTTCAGTCATATTACCACCTTTCACATCAACACTAAACTCTAGTTTAACTACTGTAGGTTCTGAACTACCTTGACTTCCACCTGATTTATCACCCATTAAGTTAGTACCACCAACCAATTTCAATTCATCTTGTTTGTGTGTTTCAATTATAAAATCATCAACTTTAAGTTTTTGCACTCCATTTGATGTTGTTGGTTTAACCGCAGCACCAGTAACACCATTTCCTGAAACCGAATTAAGTAGTTGAATAAGACCATTTTGAGATTTACTTAAATTATCGGTAGCTATTTTTGCATTACTCATTGCCTCTGTCCAAGTACTTCCAAAAGCTGTTTTAGTGTTTTCACTAATTTTAGAGAAAGACTCTGTAACGTCCGCCATTGTCCCCGTTCCTTTTGCAAATTTATTTAAAACATCAAAAGCAATATCTGTTGTTTCATCCAAACCTTGACCAATTTTTTTAGACGTAATACCTTTTGTTACGGTTCCTAACCCTTCAACTATTTCTCTTGGTGCTTCAGTAATCGCTTTACCACCTCTACTTCCCGCAATGGCTGCCGGCAGTCTTTTTGACATACCTTCTAAAATACCCGCAATTCTTTCTGAAGTATTTAATTGACCTTTAGCCAATTCCTCCATACTTTTTGGTTTTGACGCCTCAACCAAAGCCAGCATATCGTCAGGATTTAATTCAGATACCGCCTTTTCTTGAGCTTTACCATCTTTATCTGTAAAATTAACAACATATTGACCACCTTTCATTTCCGCCATATTGGCAATCATAGTCTTTTGTTCATCAGTAGCCGCAGGAAACTTGATTTTTTTCATCTTATCGTCTAAGTCCGCACTTGCTAACGCCATTTTAGATAATTGACCTAATGGTAATCCCATTTCTTTTTCAATCTCTCTCATTTGACGTTTAGCTCCCGGCATAATCTCAAAACCGGTTCCGTCTTTTTTCAATTGAACAAACTGTTGGGACATTTTGGCAATTTGGTTTTGTAACTCTCCAGGGTCATTTTGAGCTAAGTCCATCATTCTTAATGGGTCTAACAAATCACTTTGAGCAACACCTAATCGTTGCATTGACGCGGCCATATTAATAGCACCTTCAGGGTCAAAAACTTTTTCTGCAAAAGCCAACGAATCTTTCATATCAATTCTTAAACTCGTTGCTTGTGCGGCCATTTTTGCCAATCCTTGAACACCCCCTTCAAAATTATATTTGTTAAGAGCCTCCATATTTTGTAGCACCTGTCCTGAAACCGCACTTGCGTTGACACCGGACGCTCTTGCAATATTAACAACATCACCCATTTGTTTTGTGGCATCATAAACAGATATACCAACATCTTTAAACGATTTAGTAATTGTTGATGCGTCTTGACCGGAAGCCTTCATTGTTGAATACATCTCTTTGAAAGCGTCGGTAGATAAAACTAAATTTTTTCCTAATGTTGATGAGACATCCTGTTGGATTCGAAGAATTTCTTCAAAACCACCACCTAATTCAGTAACATCCGGAATCGCATTCGCAAGGTTTTGTCTAATAGCCGCAACCGCCTCTCTACTAGCACCAAACGTACCTAATACTTTAGCCGCACCATCATCAACTTGTCTTAATGTCTCTAGAATAACAGCGGGGTTAAAATTATCGGTAAATGCTTTACCTAATTCTTTTCCCATTTTTCCCGCCATATCACCTATTCCACCGGTTTCTTCTCCTGCCATAACAAATGTGTTTTATACATAAATACACCAAAGAGTAGTTTTAAATTACGTCTTTGGTGTATTATCTTCAATTATCCTATCTATAAGGTATTTTCTAACATATGTCGGAATTTGAAAGAATTCAGTATATGAAGTTCTAATAAATTTCGCCATAAAGTAATATTCTTCAATCAGAAGTTGTCTGTGATTAGAAGAAAGGCCGAAAAAACTCCACCCCAAACGATATCTCAAATGATATCTTTTCTCCTGATGGGGCGATTGCGGCTCTCGTTAATTCTAACGATGGTTGGTTATCTCTAATAAATTTACGGATATATTTTGAATCCATAATCGGTAGGGTACTTACAAATATCGCAATATTTGATTTATCGGAATCACCATTAACTTCCACAATATGTTTCATTAATCTAAGTGTTACTATTGGTGCTGTTCTACCAACAGGATAAGTATCAACTATTGAACTTATTTCCAAAGTATCTGCGTATGTTAATGGTCTTAATTTAACAGTAACACCTGATTTTGGTAATTTTGTTGTAAATAATCCATTTTCATCCGGTTTAACTTCAGTTTTTCTAATATCTAATTCATCCAAAATAACCGAATGTGAAAAAGGTTTTTTTGTTTGAGGGTCAGTTAAACTTACAGTATATTCAGGACCAAAAGATGTATTTCTTAAGAATAATAAAATCGCTTCAACATCCCCGTCAATTAACTCTTCCGGTCTTAGGTCGTGTTCATACATTTTATTTCTAAGTAATGACATAATAATATTATCATTAGTTCCTTGACCCGACATTAACGAGTTTTCATCTGTTGCAGTTAAATAACCTACTTTTATTGATTTCTTTTTTGATTTATAAAAAATCCCCCCTGAAGGTAATTGCACAACATCGTGTGGTAAATTGAAATTTTCGGTTCCAGCGTTTACAATATCTTGTTCCATATAATTTTGTTTTTATTATAAATAATAGTTAGTTAAAAATTTATATAAAGTATTATAAATAAAAAATCCCACTAATGTGGGATTAATTTTTATTTTATAATAATATTAGTATACTAAAATACATCTATCCATTCTTAATGTCGCACTGATAGTCGCTAAAGCATCTGAACTATACTGTAAAGCATCAAAGTTAACATCACTTAACCAAGAACCTTCCAAAATCCATTTTTCCACAACAACACCTGTTGGGTCTAACATTTCAAGGTCAACATTCTTTTTATATCCCGCTGCGTATCCCATACGTCCTGTTACAGACTCCGCACATAAACGAACCCACTCCATAAGAGCTTGAGACGCAGAAGGTCCAATTGGGTCTCTAAATTTAACTGGTATAGTACTCCAAACAAAACGTCCTGCAACATATGTTTCAGTATTTAAGAAAGGTATCGCCACCGGAGTTATAGTTACGTGTGGTCTAGCAGCCGATTCTACGAACCATTCGTTAATCCCTAAAGCTGAAGGGAATCGTACAATAAACCTATTTTGTCTTTTTGGTTCATACGGTATGGGCATTTTCATTAATAAATCAGCCATTGTCTATTTGTTTTTTAAATTTTATTTTTTATCTTGTTTATTATAAATATAACCTATTTAAATTTTATCACTTGACTTTTAAAATTAAAATATTTATCATTCTAGAAATCCTAGTTTTTATATTAATATTTATTTTATAGTTTTTATTTATTAAATAGTTTTTATTATAATAATTATTTTAATATTCTTTTTTTATTCCTCCTGCTGTTGAATATGTTTTAATTATATTCTCTGGGTCTTGCTCAAAATGTTTTTTTACAACATCCACATTTTTTAAATCGTCATCTGAAAATCCAATCTTAGGGACAAAATAATTACTTATTTTATTTTTTAAAAACGCCTTCTTTTGAATATAATTAGACATTTCTTTAACATACCCCACAAATTCTTTTAACGCTTTAATTTTACCTTCCTCCGGATTAGTTGCGGAACCTTCTCCATAACTTACAGGGTAAAATTTACATAAATCCAAATATTCTCTAATCATTTCTCTTTTAGAAATGCTGTCTTCATCATTTAAATCTCTATATTTTTCTAAATTTTTAACTAATTCATTTGAATCTATACCGTTATAATTAGAAATGATATAATTATAACAAGCCTCTTTTATAACTGACGGTGTATGTCCTCTTGCGGTAACAATTGAAAATATAGAACCATTATTAATTGCCTCAACAAAATCATCCCAAGCAGGACCTGGTTTAGCCGTCATAGCATCTATAATAAATTGTTTGTCACCATTAACACCAAAATAAAAAAATGGTTGGTCGGAAAAACCAACAATTTTATGCCCGTCAAACTCAAAAGGTTCTTTACCAATCTCTTCTCTATATGTGGCAAAATCTTCGGTTGACATTCCTACAGTATCCCCCTCTTCATCTTTTAACAATATTTTAGTTGGCATTGAGACAATATTATCATCCCAATCAAATGCGTAATATTTTTCATCCGGTGCTCCCGTTTCATCAATACCTTCGACTATTTTATTTTTTAACATACATTTAAATTAAGGCTTAATTATGACCCACTATTATAATGGGTCATAATTTTTATTATTATATATTCTCGAAAGATGCTCCGGTTGGAGTAATATAGAATGTGATATCTATAAATTCTAACGATTTGGTTGGTTTGATATAAATCTTACCTGTTAACTGATTTCTATCTAAGTCAGCAGCGTCTGAAGAAACTGTTACTCGGAAATCATATAAACCTCTGTCTCTTCTGATTGCATCTAAGATAGGGTTAACCGCGTTTAAGAAGTCTTGTCTTACTTTTTGGTCGTTTTGTTCAAACAATAATCTTACAGATACCGCTGAAATCAATTTACGAGCTTGAAGTAATAATCTTCTAACGTTTATTCTATCAAGAGCTGATTGAGCTACTTGTAGAGTTTTATTACCCCAAATTACTGTTCCAACGTCAGAGAAAGTCGCAATTGGATTAATACGTCCTTGATAAAGTACGTCTCTATCTTCTTGAGTAAGTTTCTTTCTCGCTTTAATAGCGTTTACAATACCTCTTGTGTAACCCGCAGCTGCGAACCAAGGGAATGCGATGTTGTCCGTTAACGCCAAGTTTTTAACAACCTCACCTGTTGGTGGTAAATAGATTTGTGTGTTATTCACACTATCTTTTACTAAAATCCAAGGGTAATATGTTGCAGTATAGTTAGAGTCAATATCAGTTAAACTATCAACAGCTTCTTGTGGATAAATTAAATCCGTTGGATTAGTTGTTGATGGTACAAACATTTGGTAATCAGGTGTTGTACAAATATATAATGAATCCGCTCTATTGTATTCAATCATCTCAATAGCACTACCAACTAAGTCACCGTGATTAACAGCGTCAATACCAGGTGTTACAAATAAATTAATATTTACAGCCTCAGGGTTTGAGAATGTTTGTTGACCTAATAAGTATGCGTAATAATCAGAATTTGCCCAATCTTGAGTATTATGACCAACTGTTATTTGTTTAAATGCTCCCCAACCTGTTGCTGTAGGGTATCTAAAGTCCGGACAGAAACCTTTTAAGAATTGAGATTGACCTATTCTGAAATTATCAGTGTTAGTTCTTGATTCTCTATAGATATCCCAACCATCAAAACCACCTTGTACTAATAATGAGAATTTACGTGCATAAATGTTATAGTATGGGTTTGCCGTACTATCAGGGTCTGTAACGAAAGGTGCTGAACCAACAAAGAATTCTGGTTTATTTGTTCCCGGATAAACGATTGATGCCGCATTTATATCCATATGGAAACCTCTTGTTTGAACATTCCATTCCGCGTAATCACTTACTTTACATAAATCTAATGGAAGTTGTTTTCCTTTATAATTAAAGAAATCAACATCGTAACCCGCACCGTATCCTGTAGAAATACCTAAATAAGTTCTACGAACATTATCACCAGGACTTGATTGTGTTACATTACCACCTGAAGCGTTACCAAATGGTGGGTCAAACACTACCTCACCCGGATAGTCATATTTAGTTTTATAAATAGGGAATGGTGATTGAGATGTTCCATATTGTCTAAATTTGAAACCTTGGAATCCACAAGGAAGTGCGTCTATCGGAGCATCTTCGTTCATTTCAACCATTATATATTTAGAGTTTAATGTATATTCACCGCCAACTGTACCTATTTTCACACCAATAAATGAATTACTGTTTGGGTTCATAGAACAATTTGTGAATTTTTCTAAAACAACAGGATTTGCATCACTATCAAAGAAATCTCTAACCAATACATCAAATGTTTGGTTTGAAAATGACATATTAACTAATGATATTTTAACTTCACTATTTGCTGATTCACCATCAGAAATTGTTGCAAATCTAAATAAATTGTAAACTTTACTACCTCTTAACTCAGAAACAATCCACGGAGATACCGGTGTTTGATATTGTTCTAAATAAAACGCTATAGAAGAAGAGTCATTATCTTCATTATTCGCTCTTGGTAATGCAGTTAAATCACAATTTAATCCTCTAATGTATCCTTTATTGTATGAATAATTTAATAACGATTGGAAGTTTTCTTCAACAAATAATGGAACAGTGGTTCTTGGTTTACCAAAGTTAGATGTTCCAAAAACTTTACTAACATTCTTTGAATCTGAATCACTAAGGGATGTCTCAAAGAAGAAAGTATTACCATCTTTATCTGTTACATTAATACCAAATTCAGAATATGGGTTATTTTTAACTGTTGAATAGTTTCCTGTACAATTTAATGTTACATTTGCAATATCATTTACTTGGTAAGTTGGTCCATCAGATGATGTACTATAAGTTGATAAACCTCTTGAACGTAAAGTTGTAATAACTACATCATCAAAATCGGTGTATGATGTCCCTGTGTAAACATAAATTTTTCCGGTAACATTACCAGAATAACAAGTTTTAATGTTACCAATAGATTGAGAACCGGTATGTCCTGTTGTTGCAGGATTACAAAGGTCAATTTCAACCATACATATATTCCACAAAGTAGAAACCGTTAAATCTTCTGAAACTAATTGATATTCTAAACAACCTGTTGCAGAAAAATCATTTTCTGTTACACCACTATATTGGTCAACACAATCAATTAAAACAGTACTTGTACAAGCACTAAAATCACAAATAATATTTGTTAAATCAGTTCCTTGTGGTATGTAAACATTAATTGTTTGTGTGTTATAATTAATACTAGCTCCGTGTCCACTTACACTAAAACTATTAAAACTAGCACAATTAGATAATGTACTTGTTTGAACTAAATTATCAATTACACTATAGAATGAACTACCACTGTAATTAAAATTACCATTATTATCAAACATCGAGTAATACCAAACATCGGTATCCGGTGATGTGTAATCACAAACACTTGAATCAACACTATTAATATTAAACACATTTGTTACACCTGTATAACCACTTAACATTACTAAATCAGAATAGTCTGTTCCTAAAATTGCCCCGTAAACGTTAATTGACGTTGCTGATGTGGATAATGTTGTTGATGATAAAATTACATCATAAATTTGTTGTTTAAAGTCGCTACTAAGTGTTGATGTTGTACCGTTAAAATTCTCATATGATGATGTAAATTTGTTTGATAGGATTGAATCGTCTCCAGTTATTGCACCAAACACTATTGTATCTATACTATTATCACAACCCGAAAAAGGAATGTTATAGGTATATTCTAAAAATGCGTCACAATCTTGTTGACAATCAATTGTAACATAACTTGTACAATAAAAATCTACTGTTGTTTTATCAACGTTCGCCACCGTTTTTATAGACCAAGATGGTCCTGCGTCATATCCTGACAATCCCAAAATTCTTGTAACAAACAATTGGTTTGATTGTTGTAAATAAGATTTTGCGATATACGAAGCTTCATACTTCGGGATTTGTGTATTTATAAACTTTTCAGGAGAAGTACCTCCGAAATAAGTTGAGAATTCATCAAAGTTACGTATAAAAATAGGTTCAAATGCAGGACCTTTTAGGGTCTCACCAACGATACCTAATGTGGTTACACCCACACTCTGTGCTACGAAACTCAAATCAACTTCGGATGTATATACCCCAGGAGATACGAATACTTTACTGTTTGTTGCCATTAGTTTGTTTGTTTATTAATTTATTTTATATATAAATATTAAAAAAAAATCAAAATACTTTACTTCGTAGCAACTATTTATATTTTAGGTAGATTATTTTCTGCCTTTTTTCTACTTATGGATAAAGACATCAAAAAGATTAAAAATTTAAAGATATCTGTGGAAACACACGAGATTCTTAAAACCTACTGTGAAAAGAGGGGTATTAAAATGTATCGGTTTTTGGAAAGACTAATTATTGAGAAATGTAAGACAAAGAAAGATGTCTACGGTGAGGATTAAAGTAATAAGTCTAATAGTTGGAGAATACTTTCCTTACTATTATCATTTTTAACCACATCAATTCTTAACACATCATTTGTGTTGATTTGTATTAACGTTAAATCAGTACCATAATAGTCTCCATTAATGTACACGTCAAAACTATCTACATTAATTGAATCTCCAACTCTTATATCGACGATGTAATTTATTGTTTGACTTAAAGTATCGTTTCCTACAACAAATAACACATCTGTTTGAAAACTTTTACTATCTTCATTATTATTTTTTCTTCTCCTTTTAGGATTATTAGAATCAAACTCAACAGATGTCAACACTCGAGTTATTGCCGGAGCAACTTCAAACTCGTCTTCATCAATTAAAAACCCTAACATAGTAAATTCGTATGTTTGAATATAATATTTTCTTTTTTCAACATCAAATACTGATTCATCGGTAATGTTACCCATAACAATTGGAATATAATGACCTTTGATAACAGCGTATGCTTGTTTCGATGCAAATTTTTCTAAAATGATTTGGTTAAGTTTATTTAACTCTCTCATTCTATTACAAATAATCTTAACTGAATAGGTAATATCTACCGGAACCGGTTGAGGTATTGTGTAAATATCCATCCCATTTCTTTGACCGTCCCAAGTTGGTACTTGAGCATAAAAATATTGTCTTCTATTAGGGATATTATAAACAAGAGCCGGATTACTACCAAATTTAACTTCAGGTGTTCTAACAACTGTAATAAATGGTGGTTCAGCATTTTTATCTATATTTTGAAAATTCCAAGTTTCGGTAAATTGGGCCCAATTTTGGGTTGTTACCAAAATATCAACAGTCGGGATTGTTTTACCTTCAATAACAACTTTTAAGTCGTCTTTAACAAAATCTAAAAACCCTCTATCCAAATCAGCGTGCAATAAAGATTTTGGAAGATAAGTTCCGTCTTTATTGATTTTTTCCAAAAGTTCTTCTCTTCTTGGTAAAAGAGTTTTAGACTCTGTTAATGGAATATGTTTCTTTATTTTTTTAGGTAAACCCATTTTATTGTTTTGTTATAAATATTTTGTTTCTCGAATTTATCATTTCTACTTCCCCCACATTATATATTGGTTCTTTGGTATCTTTCATTACATAAGAACTATACTTGTATGGGTCATAGGTAACAATGTTATCATTTATGTCATTAGGTAAACTCTTACAAGGATATTTACAATATTCTTTTAATGTTCCGATTACAAATGCGTGAACATTTTTTCTTTTATCTTTTAACACTCTTGCTCTACCTCCCGGTCTAACTCTAAATTCAACATCGTTTAATTTGACGTGGTCTGCGTGTGAGATTAATTTATTTTTATATGTTATTGAGAATGTGTGTTTATTTAAATTATAATACACCATTACTTTTTTATTTATATGATTATTTTCAATTTCCATAATTGTAATATGTTGACAATGTTTTAACCGGTAAATTAAAATTATCTTGGAACCATTTTTTCATTGGTTCGTGCCAATGGTTATCAAACATAGTGTCTAAGTGTCTCGCATACTCACCCAAAACTTCTAAAATTGGTGTTTTGTCTCTAAAAGGTTTATGTGAAGGGTCATTTTTATCATAGAAGTCAACATCAAAATAATGAAAAACAGAATCAGAATCTTCTTCACCTTCCCACTCACCATTAAAAAAAATTAAAAAGTTTTCATTTTCCTTATCAATATCTAAATACCCATCTTCATCTTCACCAAGACCATAAACCCAATCCATATTATTTGGGTTAAAGGTTTCATCAATATAGTTATAAATTGAATTAGTTAATTTATTTTCTGTTATAATTATTTTCATTATAATCCTCTAAATTCGTTATTTGTAACCGGTGACGCCATAATAGTTCTATAGAATGGTTTGTATCCACCCAAAGTATGTTTGTTATCAGAAGTAACCCTTCCATCGTTATTAACCGTATAGTATCTTACTTTATCTTCTGTTTCATAGTATCCTATGTAATCTCCATAACTAATATCAATATCTAATTCTTCCAAATCTCTTTGATAAACAGACACTTTAAGATTACCCGGTTCCATTTGGTCAATTTTAGAATTCCCCAAATATTTGTTCTCAGGGGCCATAATCTGAACATACCCTTTGAATTCGACCGGTGGTAAAAACTTAATACCATCAGATACGGTCTCACCATAAACATCGTCCGTTTTGGTCTTATATCTATCAACACGATATAGAACTAATGTAAAGTTCATATCCCCGTGTAACCATTCAGTTCCGAAGTCTTGTTCTAACTTAAAATCCTCCGCTCCGAAGAACTTACTTATTCTTGTAATTGGTACTTTATTATTCATATCGTTTTTGTCTATTATAGTATGATTCAGATTGTGTTCCTGATGAATTAATTATAACGTCAACACCAAAATAATTTTTAATTGTTTTAACTATTTCTAAATTCCAATTAGTTCTAGTTTGGTTAATTAAATTTCGACTTTTTAATATAATACTATCGTTAGGGATAACATAAGTAACTGTCATATAATATTCCTGACTAATATCATCAATAGGTTTTAACTTATAATCAAGTTTAGAAACACCATTAGGTTTGATAACATTTATCATTTTATTTATTAATTTTTCTATCGTCTTTGGATTCATACTCATATGTTGATAAATATTATAAAATGTGTTATATTTCTATAAAAGAATTATTTTGGAGAACAATCCCCCAGAAAATACTAATCTTACAATCG